AACTTCTTTTACTTCTAGAGGTGGTACTAGTAGCACTGGTCAATTTAATTTTCGAATAACAAACGGATCAACAACTACCAACGCTTTATTTATAAATCAGCAAGCACGTGCAACTTTTGCCGGAGATGTTGTAATAAATGGTGGAGATATTACTTTAGGCGGTACAGGCAGAATACAAGGGGTAGACACGGTAACCGATGGAACAGACGCTACCAATAAAACATATGTTGATAATGCAATTGCTGGAGCAGCTTATACGTTTGACATAGGAGCTGACACTGGAACTGATCAAGGGGTAGCTAGTGGTGATATTGTAGATATAGCTGGTAGTGCTAACATAGGCACAGCTGTATCAATAGTTAACAGTAAACCTACTGTAACTGTAAGCTTAGGAGACAGCATTAGCATAGGTGGTGATTTTGATGCTGATGGTGAAGGGACTTTTGGAGGAGATGTGAGTATTGATGGGGATCTTAACATGAACTCTAATCAAATAAACGATTTATTAGATCCAACAACTGCTCAAGACGCGGCTACTAAAAATTATGTTGATAACGCAATTGTAGGAGGTCTTGTTTATCAAGGCGGTTATAATGCTGCTACAAATACACCTGACCTTGATGTTAGCCCAAGTGCAAGTATCAAAAAAGGGTGGACATATACAGTTACAGCTGATGGTTTATTCTTTACTGAGCAAGTAAGAGTAGGCGATGTTATAATAGCAGAATCAGATGCACCAACAGCATTAGCTGATTGGACAACTGTACAAAATAACATTGACCTTGCGGATGGCACAACTCCAGGTATTGGTAACGTGGTTGCTTCTACTGACGTAGAGCTTTTAGGTATAAATGTTACATACGACAACCCTACGACTGGTACAGCTCATGTAGGACTTGATATAGACGGTTTACCTTTAAACACACTACCAACTCAGTCAGGAGATATAACTATACCTTATGTAGAGGACACTAGCGGCGAAAATGCAAAAGCTACTTTAGAGAGTCTTATTGCTTTAGCTAATAGCGATACTTCCAGCGATGGAGAAATAACTGCAGGTAGCTTGTCAGGGACAGTTACACATAACTGGGGAAGTGAAAAAGTTATTGTTCAAACATATAAGGATAATGCTACTGATAATTACCCAACAGTGTTTTGTGATATAACTAGAACATCAAACGCTGTTACAGCAACTATAGCAAATACAGAAACCGATGATATAATTATATTAGTGCAGAAAATAGGTTAATAATTAAATCCAATTAAATGGCAATAAAGTTTTTAAATACCGTACAAGTAGATACAGACGTTTTATACGTAGACACCGCGAATGATAGAGTCGGTATAGGAACTGATAGTCCTTCAAAAGCTCTACACGTTAGAGACGCAAACGATGCTCCTTTTAGAGTTGAATCAACAGATGCAACTACGGGTATTCAATTTAAGGACTCAGATAGCGATAACGCGTTTTATTACGTTGGTTCGGGAGATTACTTTTACACAAGCGCTAGTATGGGAATAGGAACGACTAGTGTTTCTAGTGCTAACAAGTTACAAGTAAATGGCCAACTTAGAGTTGTTGGATCGCAGATTATAGGAAACTCTAATGTAGCTAATGTTGCTCCAACTGGTGTACAGTTGCACTTGAAAAACTCAGGCGCAGCTGCGCTAAGGTTGGAAGATAGTGATTCTGCTAATTTAGCTTTTGATATAAGTGTTAATGAAGGATCTGGATTTTCTATAATAGAAACAGTAGGAGGTGATGCAGGAAACGACACTAGGTTGTTTATAGAAGAAACAACTGGTAGTATAGGTATAGCGACTACCACTCCTAGCTCTAGCCATAAGCTAGATGTAAATGGAGCAGGGAGATTTTCAGGGAATGTTACATCGACTGGCAACATATCAGCTAGAAGCTTTGATATGAATTCAACTTACGAATCTAGTAACCAATATCTGCAATTACATAAAAATCAAGCCAATGATGGCGGAATACTCTTAAGGTCTAAAACTGCTGCTGGTGCAGGACAGGTTGATTGGCAGATAGTAAATCAAGGTACAACTGGTGATTTAAAATTTTATGCATATGGATTAGGTGGAAACGCTTTTGTCTTAGACAGAGAAACCGGTAATTTACAGCTACCTGAATACGGAGCAGGTACATTAGTATCAGATGCTTCAGGTAATATATCAGTATCTAGCGGTGGAGGAGCTGGCGGTCCTTACTTACCACTTTCGGCAGGGCTAAGTTATCCTTTG